ATACACCAACGTCATGTGTGGTTGATAAACAGCGTAGGTGTCAGTGTGTGGCAATGAATCGTTGATGATTTTGCTGATGCGTTGCAGATCATCGCTGAGGATCTCAAATTTCAGCACATCGAATTTTGCACCGTTCGGTTTTTCAACCTCGAACACGCTCAATTGACCAATACGAGCGTGAATCGGTGGTTGATCCTCAATAACCCGCCGCACGTCGTCTGCATTGTCGGTATGCAAACCGTACTTCACCGTAATGTGCGGCTGATTTTCGATACCGTCATCCGCATACCATTCCTGAGGTACATTCGCCCGCGTCCATTCGAGGATCTGCGATGCCAATGGTTCAAGGATGTTGACTTGCGTCGAGGAGTATTTACCAGACGTTTTGACATTACGAATCAAAAGGTTCTGCACCAAACGTGCTTCATCCAAACGAGCCGTATAAGGAACCCCATCAACCGTGACTGCGTCACCTGTGTGCGTTCGCCATTCGCCTAATGCCGATACTTGAAAACCTTGAGCGCCAGGCCGCGATTGGACTTTGACAATTTTGATTTGATCAGATGGGACTTTGCTGAAATTCTCTGTGTCCGCCAAAAAGAACAACGGGTCGAGTGCACCGCCAGCGGATTCACGGTGAGCGGCAAATTTCTTGTAAACGTCAAACACCGCGTCTTGCTTCTCCCTCGGCGTCATATCAGTTACATGACGATCCCATCCACCGCGACTATAATCGATTTTCTTGCCTTCACGAATCAATTGAAATTCATGCGGCTCGCCTGCTGAATTTTTATCGCCTACATAGGAATCCATCAACTTATCAAAAAATGGATACTTCGCTCCACGTCCTTCTTTTGCTGCTGAAACCAATTCGTCCAAACTAATATCACCACGAGCAACAGCATGTGCTTCTTTCATCGCAGCATAAATATCATCAGCAATTTTAGAACTGTCAGTAAAGCTTATCGTATCCGAATCGCCGCCTCCCAATCCTTTGCCTTTGTCTTGCCTCAACTCATCACGAGTCTGCAAACCTGATTTTTCAACGGCATCAGCAGCCGTTGTTACATGATAAAGTGTTGACGGCAAAGGTAAATACGGGCGGCCCGAGATATTATGATACCCTTTATCTCTTGCTTGTTGTTCATTCAAACGACCCATCGACAAGTCATATTTGAGCTTTCGTTCCCATTCTTTTTCTCGACCGCGAGCATCTTGCATCTGCTTCAGTACCCAATCTTCACCTTTGGCTTTTATCGCTTCATCCCAACTCATTCCTTGCAGCGGGGTACCCACAACACTATCACGTGTTGGTATGTGCTCAATTTGGACTTCACTGATGTTCTTATCCAAAGTTTCGATTTGCTCCCGCAATTCACCTCGCTTTATATAAGCTTGATTCAAAGCATCATTGATTTGCTCGCGTTCATCGCTTTCCATCCATTCATTTTCTGATCGACCAGACTGACGGAATCGATCATACGCTGCTTCTGCACCAGCAATAACGATTTTAATTCGTTCATCAGCATCAGGCATTAACCCATCAAGTTGATCTCGTCTCTTTCGCAATTCTTTTACACGATCAGATACATCAGGCGGCGGACCGAAACCACCATCCGTTTTATACGGTGAGCAGCTATTATCCTTACCGCCACCTTTACCCGTGGGGCACCAAGCATTGTTAGTTGCAACAGTTTTAACGTGATTCCAAAAAGCATCAAGGCCTTCACCTTGCCGCATTACACCATCTGCTGGGTCATACCATTCCCACGCACCGCCATCAGAATAAAACACAAACTGGGATCCTGTTCCTTCAATTTTCATAGCATTAGCAATCTCTGAATGAACTGCCTGCTCGGAATCCCAAAGATATAAATTAGCACCGTCAACAATAGCACGAACGCCGTACTGCTTTCGTTTTGTGAACTCCTTTGCCTGAGTTATTGACGGATTGACAAGTACAGTCGCAGTTCCGTTAGGAACATCTATTTTCTCAACTGAATAAGGACTGCGGCGATTCTCATTCGGTGAGCAAGAGTTATCTTTGCCGCCACCTTTGCCCGTTGGACACCAAGCATTAGTTGTTAATCCAATTCTGAACTTCTCTAAATCCTTGTCTTTTACATCAACCCAATTACCTTTTTGCCATGCCTTCCAATCCAAACCATGTTTATCAGCAATCTTTTGCCAAGCCTTATCATTGCTTGAATGGTGTACACCCATCTTACCACTCAAATTAAATTCTGGTCGCAGCAACACTTTAACTCCAGCAGAGAAAATGCCTTTCCGCTGCAGGTGTTTTGGTAAATCACTATCATTCATTTTGACAGTGTTACCATCTGCGTGAGCATGCAAAGAAAGACTTAGTCCAAAATTTTCTCCTTTTGATTTACCATTAATGCTTACCCAGGCAGAAGTAAGTGGTTTGTCTATCTTATCTAAGTAGTCCCCCATTACCCTAACTTCTATTTTTGCTTTGGGGTCAATTTTACGGATTGCTGATTTCCACGCAGCAGTGACCTTCTTCATCAGCGGTGCCACCCTGCGAATTTCCTCATCTGTTTTCTTAGCAGACATTCCATACGTGCCAACTAGTACCTTTCGGCCTTGAAACTCCTTAGTGCTATTTGGGGAGCAACTATTATCTTTACCACCACCTTTGCCCGTTGGACACCAAGCATTCAGCACCCGCATTTTGCTCGTCCATCCCGCATGCTTCGGCACCGAATCCATAATCTCTTGCTGCATCGATTTCAAACCGACGGTGTAGAAACGAATGTTGTTTTCAACATCCTGATAAGCAGCAAAATATTGCGGGTGTGTTTCGGTGATCGTCTTCGCAATATCGTTGTAAAGTTCCTTCTTCGCCGCGGTCTTCGCCGCGAGCGTGACGACCTCAGGCTTATAACGCTCGACATGGGCGATAATGGACGGCGTGACTTTCGCGTACAACTGATCAAAATCCTTTTTGGAAATCTTCTCAGCTTGTGTCGCGGGATCAACCGAGTACGAGATGCCGGGTTTCTTCATCGATTCGCTTTTGAACGTCGAAGCGTTCGACTTCACTTGGAATTTAGCACCCGAATCGGTCCGAATCGAAACCTGATCTCGGTCGTACCCAATGCTGTACCACATCTCATCCCGCATTTGATTCGGGCGAACCGTCGCCATGAACCAATCAGGATGTTCATCAAACATCTTCTGCGTCATTTCCTTCTTGATCATTCCGCGAATGCGGTCACCGTGCTTGTAGTTGAACTCACCATCGGTCAAATCGCCCTTAAGCTCGGCACGGCGCTTCTCGTATTCCTTCTGCAACTTGTCGTTGAATTCCTTCGTCTCGGCCGGCGTCAACGTTTTAATGATCAAATCTGGCGTATCGCGGGTGATAAGCTTGTCTGAGACGAGAGCGTCCGAGAATTTGATCTTCTTCGAGGCGTCATGCACCGAGGCAACTGCGGTCCCGGCATTGTGCGGTGGACACGAGTTGTCTTTGCCACCACCTTCACCTGTTGGACACCAAGCGTTGTCTGTTAATACTTCGCCACTCTTCCAATCTCGACGATAGAAATTACCAACGTGCAAACGAGGGTCGTCTAATATTTGCTTCAATTCCTGATATGACTGTTTGTAGGACTCATGTCGCAAGCCCAGCATTTTATATTTGCGACTACCAATCTCAACAGTCTTTTGCGCCTCAGCAGCATCATTTGACCATCGTTTGTAATTACCCAAGTCCTTTTGCATTTTAACATACAAACTGTTGGGCATTTCAATTCGATCAATCAATTTGCTTGGCACAATGCCTTGAGTAATTTCCTCAAATTCATTGACACCTGGTTCCAGCGTATCACCGGTCGCATCCGTTGCGAGCATCGCCACACTTTCCTCGGTCAGAAATCCCGCATGATGTAACTTTTGTTTGTCACTGATCACCAATCGAACTTTTCCTTCGTTAATGGCATATGCAGGATCTCGTGTCCAACTAACTACACCATGCGACAATAATGGTGTTTGCTTTTGTGTAGGATTATAATTTTTCAAATCGGGTGAACCAAGACCACGCTGCAAAATGCTGGGCAGATAAACATCTGATGTAACGTGGTAAACAGGGTATGTACCATTAACATCAAATTTAGGCACATCACTTCGATTCGGCGAACACGAATTATCCTTACCGCCGCCTTCACCTGTTGGGCACCAAGCATTACCGACTTGATTTCCCATTCGTCGCCATTTCGTCACTACGCGCTTCAAATGATCAACTTCCTCTTTGATTCCAAGATACCAAAGTTCTTGATCTGTATTTTCGTAGTCGATGCCAAGACCTTCAGCCATATCCTCATGGTATGCTTTTGCACTATCCCACAAATAGTAGTTGCCTGTTTCGCCATCGAACAAACCACGCAATTCATTATCCTTCGTTTTGATTGCCTTAGCTTCATCAAACGTTGGATTGCGATATACTCGCACTTTGATCAAATCAGCATCACGGTACGGGTCATCATCCATCGGGTCGTATTCTTTCACTTCGACCATCATCAAACCCGACGACTTTGCTTTTTTCGCCTTCGATTTGCTGCGACCACCCTCACCCGTTGGCGGGCAACTGTTATCTTTGCCACCGCCTTTACCCGTGGCACACCAAGCGTTGTTAGTTAGATCGTTTTTGATCGCTTTCCACTCACTCAGAGCTTTTTTCAACGTAACGGCATTATCTCCTTCGTCGGCATTATGAAATTCCCACCATCGATCCAAACCACCAAGCACATCCTCGACGCCGAAATGTGGTGCTTCGGAACCCTTCCATGCGTACATATCGCCGGTTGTGAAATCAACAATACCGCGGACACTATCACCAAAACGATCACCAGGATATTTTTCAAACAACGCCTTCAATTGCTGTTCAGACGGATTGCGATACAATCGCACAGGACGACCGAAAACTTCAACCTCATCAATGCCCGAAGATTGACGTTGCGGAGGACAGCTATTATCTTTACCCCCACCTTTGCCCGTTGGGCAGAAGGCATTGCGAATGTTTTTGTCAGTCGGGTCAAACGTGCCGCGATTACCAATTGCTGATTTAATCTGCCCAACATCAAATGCAATCCATGTGCGGCGACTAGCATCGCCTTTCACTTCATTATCGCTGGTGTTCGTATAGAGAATACCATCATAACCAAGATCACGCAAAATAGACTTCGCTCGTTCCGCATTCTCCCGACCGTTCAACATACCCGGGAAATTCTTGCTAACATCCTCAAAACTTTTATACTTCTCGTAAGGCCCGCCATCGTATTCCTTGCCTTGAGAAAGCAAATCCCAAATTTTACCGGCGGTTTCTTCACCGCGACCTGTTGAGGACATTGCCGACACAAACAGATCACGATCATGCCCAAACGCTAACGCACCAACAACGCGACTTACGGCCGATTGATCCGACTCGCGACCAATTGGTTCGACGTGCAAGGGATTACGAATTGACAAAAAAACGGGAAGAACACGACCGCCAGGAGGCAACACACGCAAATAAGCACTATGACCCAAACGATCTGCAATTCCCCACGTCCCACCATGAATCTTTGGATCGTACGGTGTTACGGTTTCTTTTCCATTCTCATCTTGCATAATCACCACCGGAATACCATCATACCTCAATTCACCATTAGTATCTCGGTAAAATGATTCGCCCGGTCGATCACTAACTGAATCCGTACCCGGCCACACATATTGCCCAATAGTAAATGTATCGGTAACACTGGGATCCTCAGCAAAATGAGCCCCCAGAGCACGATCTAACATGCCCCAATCTTTATCTTTGGGCAAATCGGTTTGAAACGAATCGAAGTCTTTCGTTGTGCCATGAAACACAACCAATGGATTACCATCTCTGTCAACGACTTTTGATCCACTAAACCATTTTTGAAACGCTGGTGACCCGAATTTTAATCCGCCGCCGCCATTCGGAGAACACGAGTTATCTTTCCCACCACCTTTACCCGTGGCACACCAAGCGTTCAGAGCGTTGCGAAGCAAACGTTTTGTCAAGGGGTCCGTTGCCATTTTCGCCTCAAAAAATCTCGAAAAAATTCGTCGAATTCGTTTGACCATTGTACATCGTTTTATGCATCGGGTGATGTGCAATCGGGTTTCCTATCATTCCAAACGCGAAACATGCGTATAAACGCAGCCTACGCGATTCTAACGCATCATCGTGCCGTCCTCACAATCACCGGCCGTTCGAAATCCGAATCGACAAAACGAAACACGCCATCGGGCAAATGCAACGTATGCCAGCACCAATGTTCATCGACAAACCCGAGGCGAACGGTCGAAACGCAATTGAGTCCGATCTGCTGTCGGCGCTCGGTGTCGTATCGAAACAAACTTGACAACCCGCGATAGGGTTTACCGACGAGCGTTTCACACTTCGCTGCTGCCCGAGCACCTTCCAATCGATCCTTCGGGACCAGCACCTGAATTTCGGAGTAGTCACGAGCAAGAAATACTTTCAATGGTGTTTTGACGACACCGACCTGCTGCTGTGCCTCGATGACAAAACCATCCTTCGTGATGATGCCGAGGTGATTCCAATATCCAGGCGTCTTATTGTCACGCAGCAAACGATTACGACTCACAATCACTGTTCCCGCGGGAACTTTGATTTGAGTCGCATTGGCAACGTTGATTATCAGCAACAACAAACAAATACTCTTTATCACGATGCTTCCTCCAGCACATACAATCCCAAATACGCTTCTTTGTACTTCTGTTTGTCAGCGCTCAGGTATTCGCGAATTTTCTCAGCCGGCAAACCCGTCGCCACAGCCAACTCATGCACATTCAAATCATCTTGTTTTGCTTTTCGTAAGGCATTGTCGATAGCATGCTGAGGTTCGAATTTCAACGTTGGCGGGTTTTCTAGTTTGGTATCCTCTTCATCGGCGGTATGTACTTGCTCATCCTCAACCGACTTCGGCTGCTCCCCAACCAAATACCATTTGCTGCCTTCGCGAACAAATTCAGTGAGACGATAGTTGTACAATGTCTGATAGACATTATTGTGATGAACGTCTCCGAGTAGCGTTGTCAATTCACGAACAGTTTGACCGGGATTCGTTTTCAGCAATTCAATCAAACGAGTTTTCGTAGTCGGCGCCGGTGGTGTTTTTGGACGGTCGATTTTCTCAATCGGTTTGAAATTCTTTGCGGCCTCCTGCAACTGCGAATCATATCCATCCATCACCGTCCATCGGCCATGCGATACCGATTTGACAACCCGGTTTTTCCAATAGCCGAGGATATTAGCAACGGTACTTGCCGGATAGCCCGTCATCTCAATGATTTCATTCGCAGTCAAACCAGTCGGATGCCGATACAACGCTACCGCAATCAAAAACACCGGTGAATTGATATTGATCGTTTCAACGTGAGGCATTTCAACCGCATCCTCGACCTCATCATCCTCATCAGTATCAAGACGACCTTCAGTGACATGACTGATGGTTTCAATGCGTTCACGCAATGGCGGCAATTCAGTCGGTTTGGATTCGACTTGCTCCTTGCAGTCCATGTCAACGGCAGATTCCCATTCGCTCAGGATTGCACTCGGCACGCTTGTCATTGCGGCCTTGACGCCTTTCAGCGTGCGAAAGATGTACAGACTATTTTCGAGCCACTCAATCGCGGCATCGATGTCTTCGATTTTCAGCTGCTCAATCGCCTGCAATCCTGAGAGAATGGCTTTCATTTACTTCTCCTTCGCATACGGGCATTGACCGGTCGGGCAGTTCTGCTGTTTGAGCGGGTGGCGCTTGTTGAGGAATGCTTCGGTATCGTTCGCCCAATGCACCAATTCATCGAGGCGTTTGGTGAGTTTGGCGAATTCAGCAGTAATCAATAATTGATCGCCGCGGCGTTCATTGGCAAGCTTGTCGAGTCGTTCATTGATTTTCGTTACTGTTTCGGACAACTGCGTACATAACGAGTCGGGCATGTGCGGACACACTTCCGGGTCGGGAGCATTGCAGCATTTGCCATTGCACTTGCATTGGTTGATTGCTTTTACATTAGTTTGCAATTCGGTGCCCGCTTCTTCGAGCACTCGCACTTTTTCTTCGAGTGCAGTTTGAGCTTTTGCAACGCCACGGATCTGACTGGTAAGTTCCTCATCCGCTTTCACAGTCGCGTCAAACAACTCACGAACACTTGCTTGTTGCCTGTTGAATTTGTCGAAAGTCACGTAATCCTTTTTCGCACAACCGCAGATCAGCAGCGTCATAATGCCGATCCATACCAACACGGGCACGCTAAAACGCAACCATTTCTTCTTCATCTTGCTTCTCCTTGTTCAAAACAGGTTCTTCGTTACCGACTAATTTTTTCAGACGAGCGACTTCGTGGTCGGCTTTCACGCGGTCCTCGATCAGCTTCTCCATGCGGTTGTTGTAATGCGGAATGTCAGGGTGTTTCGGATCGAGCTTGCGAAGCTTCTTCAACTGAGCAATGATCTGCGAAATTTTCGCTTCGCGTTGTTTCGATGCCTCCTGAGCTTCAAACAATTTGTTTTTCGCTTCCCGCGGAGACATCTGCGGTGCTTTCGGTCGTTCAGCAACAGCGACGCCGCCACCGTCATCCTTCGTGCATGTCGGATCTTTGCCGCCTTCCTTGCCCGTAGCACAGAAAATATTGCGGATACGATTGCGTACTTTTGCTCGGCGTGCATTTGACGTGCCACCCCATCCCGGTGTGCCTGGATTTTTGTAGTCACGCAAAGCACCCACATCACCAGCATCGATCACCGACCATGGTACATCCGTGTAATAAGCGGTTTTCGTTTCGATGGTAAATGATTCATTGTCGAGATCGGCGTCCTGATGGGCATCGGCAATACCGTCGCCGAGTTCTTTCAATTGTGAGGCATCTCGCATTTGCACGTTATTGCCGTGCATCCGAATCCATCCCCATTGCTCAGCAGCGTACGACCGTGTATCGCCCATGCCGAGTGCAGTTTGGTATAGTTCATCACTAACGCCAGCCTCTTTCATAGCTTTCAAATAACCATCCTCACCGTCATGCTCGATCTCAAGCCAGGAAATGAATTCATCCCAATCAGCAAATTCACCATCAGTGTATTCACTCGGCGCTCCCATCATATCCATGACTTCGCGTTGAGCATGATCAATGGCGTAGCCTTCGTGGTTCATTTCACCAATATCACCATCAGCGAACATCGCTTGACCATCCTCCAACCAAAATTCACCGTCAAGCGATTGTTGATATTCACGACCGGCACCGCCCGAACCCCCGCCGTCATCGTACGCGGAACATGAATTATCTTTGCCACCGCCCTTACCTGTCGGACAGAAAGCATTGATAAGTCGTTCAATGTTTGCAGTCAACTTATCGATGGAGCGTTCGGTGTTGTTGATGTTGGACGACGCAAATGGATCAGCAACACCTTTCAACCGCTTCTGCCCGAACTTCAACCCGGAACCACCACTCATCGGTGTACGCAAACCGACGTTAGGCATCTTCGCTCCCGGAATCGGCAGTGCTTGCTGTGGGATGTGAACGCCACCGGCTTTCGCTCCTTCTGCCAATCCATCAGCCAACGTCTTCTGCATTTCGAGTTGTTGTGCTCGTTCCTCCTGATCGAGTTGCATTGCTTGTTCTTGCTCTATCGCATCCGATTCAGCATTCTCGTTGAGTCGTTGCTCGGCAGCACGCAATACAGCAATACACAAATCTCGATCCCATTGAAACACGTTGACCAGGAATTCGAGAGGCGGAATCATCGTATCGCCACCGCCCGCGATGTACGCGACCAACGCATTAGTCAGCGCCAGCGCCACCTCGGCCTTCTCCTTGTCGGACATGGTGTGCAAGTCCGGCCAATCGACATAGTATTCCTCGATCTCGGGCAACAGGCCAATTGCCATGAATAGATCGAGGGTCGGCCGAATCATCCGCGGCGTCAATTGGTTCTCATTGCGGCCCTTGACGCGGTTCACCCATGCATCGGCATCTTCGGTCGCAGCAAGCTTTGCTTCCTCGGTGCCCATGAAGATGCGTTTGGGAATTTCCAACGCCACGCAAATGGACAAAATCTGAACGTCCACATGCGATTGCGGGTCGCCGAGTTGCCCTTGTAAGATTTTCGCTTGTACGCCTTGAAGTGCCATGTACTTCTTCAGCGTGTTCATAAACAAGTCGACTTCCTTCGACAACGCTTCGGAGTCGAGCTCGACTTGATCATTGATTTCGGGCGGCACTTCAAATGCGTAGCCCGGGAAGCCCGTCTTCCACATCGACTCGGCGTCACCACCGAGGATCTTGCGAATGTTCAGCAAATAGTTGTAGACGGGCTTCTGTCGCGGCGTGCCGAAGACTTCGTTCGATTGGCAGTTGTCGGGCACGTGCACCACCCGCGTCCAATGAACGCGAGTCTGCGATTGGGCCGGCGTCGCAAACACGCCCGTATAATCTTCAGGCGAGAAGAATGTGAGATTGTAGTAGGTCGGTTTCCCGTAACGCCAGGAACTCTTATCGTTCTCGATGGCAGCGATGCTCGCTTGCGTTTCGTCAAACGGTACGAGATACAGCAGGCGTGGTTTTTTGCCCTTCTTTTCCTCCTGCCCATCGACTGCCAAATCGACTCGAATGCCATCACTCGGTGGCATCTCATTTTCGAGTGGGCCTTTCAATTGTGACACATGCGAAGCAGCATTGCCGATAGGCTTCTTTTTCTTCGGTTTGCCATTGGGCGGTGTCTGGTCGTCAGCACTGAATTGATCTTCCTCGATTTGATCAGCATACGGTTTGGATTGTCCCAATGGTTCGGCGGGTTGATTGTCGCCCGTCGCACCCTCGGCATCGAGTTCGTTTTCATCAATGGCATTAGGATCGGTCGAATTGGGATCGGTCGGTTTCTGTCCTGGCTGTTGTTTTTGCTTCTGTTCCAGCAGCGCTTTCTTCGACTGATCTCGCTCAAAATACTTCTTGAGCTTTTCCTCGACGCCGGCGATAGGTTGATCCAGCGGCAGACCATCATCCACGCCAACGAGCATGACACCATAATGAGCGATGCCGCAAAGCACATCGAGGCGTTTCCATTTCTCGATGAGTGAAAATTTCTTTCTGATGTTGTCGAGTGCCAACTCCCATTCGGTATCGGCACTTTCATCTTCCGTTTCGTAGATCATGGGTTCGACCGCCCATGATGCCGTCGGGTATGAAGTGACGACACGCTTAGCGTAGCCGTCACGTTCGAACATTTGCTTGTATTCGTTCGCCGAAATTTGCTCGGGGTAACCGCACTCTTTATTTATGTCGTGTAGTTGATCAAGCATCCACTGAGCGAAAGCCGCTCGCGAGGTCACCGTATTGTTGGTGAGCATTTTCAACAGCGCAAGTTGTTCCTGCTGTTGTTTACGAGTCGGCTTCGCGAGCGGTTGATTTTGCACAGCCAGCGCCGTAGAACTGCTGTTTCTAACAGGAAAACCCCAGTCGTCGCGTTTGATCTTCTTACTCATTGCAGTTCTTTCGATTGATTTACTGACTGACTACTTGCCCATGAAATACTTGACGGCAATGATAACGTACGCCCGAATCGCCAACCACGCCCGAGCGCAGAAACCAACCTTGCCCGGCGTCTTCGAAACAAGATCGACGATATGCATTGCCACTTCGTGAATCGAGCCCAGCGGAAAATGGTGCGGCGTCATATCCATTTCGCTGTTCAACGGTCTCATTGTCGGTGTAACGGTAAAAGTACCGCCAGGCTTCCAATCAATGTGAAACACGTAATTGCTCTTTCCTTTGATGAGCAAATCCAGCGAGATCACTCCATCCTTCGAATACGGACCGCTATACGAAACCATGTGCCGCGGTAAATGATCCCGAATCAACACAACGACTCGATTGAGTGCTGACATATCAATGCCCTCCACATTCTTTGACTAATGAATCGAGTTGACCTTCCATCTTTTTCATATCGGCACGTGCCCGCATCGGGTTGGTGTACCGTCCGGAACTTGATGTTGGCTTTGGTTCGTTGGCGGCGATTGACTTTGACTCGGATGATTTCAGTAACGGAGGTGTTACCGATCCCATCAACAATCCCGGCATCTCAGCAACAAATTCACCATGAATCACACCGAGTACCCGTGTCCAATTGAAAATGGCTAATGGTTTCGCCGTTTCACCATCAGCACGATATAAAAACAACCGCCCATTGTTCGTGTCGGAAAAAATGTTCTTGTCGGGATCCTCGATTACAATGCGTTCACCCGTTTCGAGGATTACAGTCGCTTTCGGGGTCGTGATTGTGGTATCCATTGCTTCTCCTACTGAATGAAAGTGCCGCGGGTGAGCAAACAGCACACTCACCCGCGGCGATTGCTGCCCGTGTCACCAGCATACCCGGGCAGGATCAATACTACTCGTCCACCTCATCGACCACGGTGGTATCGCCAACTTCGCTCGGTGCATCGGGAGCGATAGTGTCGAGCGCCACACCGAAGTTCTGTTCGGTCAACGGACTTGCGTTGCCGTCATCGTCGATGTATTGCAGCTGGAGCAACACGACGCCGCCCTTCTTTGCTTTCCATTCCACGTCGGCAATCGGTGCCCGAGTCGCCAGATCGTAATCGACGCGAATCGGTTCCGCCGCGACACCATCGGTGACGACAATGAAATTACCGTAAGCAATGTCTTTGTTGCGACCTTCAGCAGGCGGCAAATTGCGAAGGGCGGTGCGATACTTCATAAACGTTGTCATACCAATACTCTCCTCATCAAATACTTTGGTTGTTTTGCGATTGAAAATTGGCCACGGCGGCGCTGGTAGCGGGAATTGCAACACCCGAAAACGTTTGAGCTCCCGCGTAAGCTCATTCACTGCTGCTGCTAGCTGCTGGTTACAACAACACACATAGTCCCTCCTTTACTTTTCTTCGGCGGCTTTGCGTTGCAACAACTCGTACACCCGAGGAGTCGCTTTAGTAATTTGCAAATCATAACCGCACTCGTGTAGGATACTGATCAAAATGTTTAGCCCCGGGTATCGTTCGTGGTTCGATAACATGCTGAGGTACTGCTCGGTCGTACCGGCTCGCAACGCCAGCATCTTACGATTGCCGTATTGGTTAATGATCTCTAACAGCTGCTTGCGAATTTTTTCTCGTGGGTCGGATGTTTTCACGAGCGGCACATTTGGGGCAGTAGATTCTTGCTTCTTCGACATACGGTGTTCCGTTCACAAAGACCCAGCCGGCAGTTTGCAATGCTTGTTGCGTGGTGTTATATTCCCAGCGATGACACTTAACTAAATTGTGAGTGTAATCAACTGGAAACTGTCCGTCGCAATGGACGTCGATCCTGAATACCGTTGCTGGCATGAATCTGAATCGCCTCGGAATTGTGGGTAAGCAGTTGATGAAGATCATGGGCCGCTTGCAGATGCAACCAACCCATCGCACCATCGATAACGGCATCGCTATAGTGTTTGAACACGTTAGCGATTTTGACCGCCATCAACGTCGTTATTTCTGCTTCCCCTTTCAGAACGGCCTGAACCTCCCACAGCGTGCAACCACTGCGGACCGCGAACTCACCGGGCGACAATTTGAAATGGTCAAGCTCCTGTTGCAACCAGACACCGGGATGGGCTGGTGTTTCGGACCGCTCAGGAACGTGACACGATTCGCGTTGTTGTTCGCGTTGCAGGTACGCAAGGACCTGCACAGCTTCAGACCACGTCATTGAAATGATTGCAGAACCCTGGCGTAAAATCAACCGACCGCCTGGAACCCGAGAAACACGCGAGATTGTAAGGTCGGACGTGCCCGCGGGCGACTTGATAACTGGCATCTCTGCTCCTTCACTCATAAGTAAAACGATTGTGTTTGATCGCCGCAGTAATACCCAAAAAGATCAATGATGGTATCAGCGGCGGGCCAAACAACCACAACTTTAGCAAATCCTCATTGTCCAAACTTCGATCAAAAAACCAGGTGATGGTACCGGCAATCGGCAACCCGATAGAACACCCGACAAGTAACCAAAACAACAACAACCAGTCTTCATTGTGAATCGTTTGGACAACACCGTTTAAGATAATGCTTCCTGTTTGCGAATGCCGCCACACGAACATCAACAACATGATCTGAAGTGCGTACAACGCCACGACCAAGAATAACACTTTTAGCGAAATCCTCATCGATTCATCCCCGTGATGGTGATCCAGTGTCTGAGCAAATCCATTGCTTGCTCTTCGCTGAATCCTTCGTCACGCAAACCTGAATACAAACCCCACCACGCTTTCGGCACGAAATCGCTGAATCGCGTACGAAGCTCATCGCCTTGACGAATGAACTCGACCGCCTCGGGCGTCAGTTTAGATTGCGTGGCGGTATCGTATTGTGCGTTGTGCAGTTTGGCGTGAAGCTGAGCACGCTGTTCGACCGTCGGATATTGCTCGACACCTAATCGAGCTTGTTCGCCCTTGCGATAGATGTAACCATCCTTGTATTCGAATTCACCTTCCTGATGCCAAGCACCGCAACTGCATGGTCCGACCAACATATCGCAACGCTTCTCCCACGAACCGAAACATTCCTGTTTGTACATTGGCCATTCTGTAGGCCATGCTTTGAATTCATTATTTGGCATCTAATTATCCTTTCTTGTATCCCGGTTGCAGCACGTACGATTCGAGTTGCACCACGGCGTCAATCGGGTACGGATTACCCTTGGCGTCGATTGCCAAAAATCCATCTTGACATGTCATCACGCCTTCGAGCGTATTGACCGCGAACGGTCCTTTGATTCGCATCATGTAAGTCACGCCGCATTTGACATACGGATCGAAATTTGACCGGTCGGGCAGATTATCCTTCGAGTACACCAAGCCCGAATGCTCGACAACACGTTCTTGCGTGAGATCAATGATCGTTTCTGCGGGCTCGACCCACGGCGGCAGCTGCTTCAAAATCCAACTCAATGTGCGGCCCGAAGATTCAATGACTTTATTGAATTGCTTTTCTTGACGCTGCATCTCCTGTTGATACAGCACAAGGTAATCGAGCACGAGCTGGTCGGTGCAGCGTACTTGCTTCGTCTCGCCTGATTTCACATCGTAAAAAGCAAATGGCAAGCCTTTACGATACAAATCAGACAGACCTTCTTTTTTGAAAGTCACAACATCCAGAATCTCCGAGTCGACATACTCCACGCTCAACCACATCGCCACCGGCCAAGCGAGCTCGGGAACATAGTAATACTGCCCATCCCTCGAATACAACACATCAACCACGCCTTGATGTTGGTATGGCTTCAAAATGCCGATTGATGTGCTGCTGTGTTCGCTAGTTTTTACTTCAGCCCGCAATGCATGCTTCGTCTCGACGAGCATGATATTTTCGCTGAGCTTATACTTTCGTTCGTGTGTCATTGGTTTTCCTTACTTTGCGTTTGGGTGGTTTGTTTGCTTTGATGTATCCCGTGCCGTTGCAAACAGGACAATCACCATTAAAACAATGGCAACATTCGCCGGTCCCGTCACATGTTTTGCATTTTCGTGTGCCCTTCGCTGGCATTGTATTTCCCTCTCAACAGCAGTCGTTTGTGGTTCCTGCTCGGTTCCCGACTGCCGTTACTCATTTACGCAGATTGCGGTTGCTCGTAATCGCGTCGAGCTTCTTCCGGCCAACGCCAATAACGACCATGGGCACCAGCGTAAGACACAGCACTAACCGATGTCTCATGCATGATCTGACGCCCATAATTATCTTTGCGATTTTCGTCATCGCTGACGAAGCACACATTGATAGCCGGCGTTGAGCCGCCCCATACAATTTGCACCAATGCGTTGTGATCTTTGCCTTTCGGATCGCAATAGATCACAGCATCACCAACAACAGGAATTCGACGTTCAGTACTCATACTTTCCTTTCTAAAAATGAGTGTTGCTCGATCCCGCAACACTCGAACACACTACAGGACCGCACCAGTAACCGGATCACGCTGATCAAATAACACTGGTCGCCCGTCATCGGTTACGAACACAATCCAACTGCGGTCGGCTGGCTCGATCCAACCTTGAAAACCGCACGATTGCTCATACCGATGTACTTGCACATCATTCATCTCAATCACCTCCTTCCAATGGTTAAATTTTTTCTTTGTCAAGAACGTAACTCATCAGCGTGTTGACTTCGTATCGTAAAGTCACCGCTAACGATTCCGCGATGGCGAGTTGCTCCAATCGCAACCGACGCCATTCTGTCTCCTCGGCTTCAGTGCGTGAACGGCCTTGAGACGCACCGAGGATGAATAGTAACTTCTCACGGCGTTTTCGCAGTGCCGCGATTGCTCGTTCATCGTCCATCGTTCACTCCTATATTGCGGGTTCGGGACGCGGTAAAGCTACACGATCTTTGATCAACCAATACCAATTCTCATGCTTCACTTTCAGATCGTACACTTCGACTTGCAATTTGTCCGTTTTGCGAACGTAATCGGCGGCGGTCATTGTCATCAATACAGAGTATACCACTGCAACCAAAAGCAATACCCATATACTGAATTCACGACCGCACAATGAAGGTGATTGATTTGCCATTTCATTTCTCCTTCGTGAATGCACAAGACAGCAACAATAACAAAAACAAACTGATACACACAAAAGCAAAAAAACCAGCAAATCCTCCATCGCCATGAAAATCAACAACAGGCATTTTTATTTCCCCTGTTTAACTGGTGATTTACCTGTTCCACCGCACGAGCGGCACGTTTCGATCTGTTGCTCGCCTTGAGCATTCGTCACCGGCTTCGTGCCGTTACCATGACACGAATCACATTTGCCTTCGACGATGTTTCGCACAAATTGCTTTTCAGCCATTGGGATTCTCCTTCAATAATTCGACATGGTAATAACTGCCTTCCCACGTCCCGGTGAATGGTTCGTAGCCGAATTCCAACAACTTGATTACATTTCCACCATGCTCATCGATGATTCGCAAGTCATCTTCGTCGTCCTGATACATGATGCTAGAGCGATTGCAATCACAGCTGTTGTTATTCTCCTTCCAATTGAACTCCTGCACTTCCGCGTACTGATCTTTGATGATGTATCGAACTCGACCATACATGCCATTGCGGGTGTCGAGCAACAAAACCGTTACGAGTTGCATTACTCCGCCTCCGGCACCGCATTGCCACACGGTGGCACTTTGAACGTTTGCATTTCAGGTTTGGTTCCCTGCTTTTTGTGTTTGCAGCAGTTCTTGTACTTCAAACCGCTGCCGCATGGACACTTGGCATTGCGTTTGACCGTCTCCCGCAAACCAGCCATGTTTTGAAACACGACGGGTTTGACGTGTGGATTGAACATCGCACCACGGCGACCGGTCATTGCTACCGCATGTTTGAGGATTTTGCCCCTCGCCATTTTCATACTCCTTCTGTAATTAGTTGCTTGCTCGCGCTCGAACGTGATTTGTTTCAGGATGTTGATTTCGCGGGCCATGATAAAGGCATCTCTTTCATGGCTTCTCCTTCGTTGATTTTCTTGTGATATTCGGCAGCGAGGTGCGCTGCCAAATCACACGGTTGAACATAAATTGGTATGTTGGAAAGCAATGATGGCTTCACCTCAGAAGGATCGACCATCAACTTTTCCAACGCAGTGAGGTACGTCTTACACACGACAAGCTTCGACCAGCCTTGGTAGTACGGTCGCATGCCGCACTTCGGGCACGGTTGCACTCGGGCGAGTAGTTCGTTCTGTTCCTTTTCAAACCGTTCCTTGGCTTCCTTCATTTCAGCGACCATCTTGGTCATTGCTTCCAATGAAAAATCCCAATTCGATGGATCGATAACAGTAGCATTGGATACATTAGTCATGGCGTTCCCTTTCTCGCAAATAATCGCTGAGCGACAACGTTATCGCCGGCATGGTGTCATGCACCATTTGCAAACGATCCAATGCTTGCCGTTCGACCGATCCCGGTTGATCGAGGTCCTGAAATGATTTGCCAGTGTATTGTTTGACGTTCACCAACAACTCATCCAGCAATTTGAGATCGTTCATCCGCCACTCCCATTGTTTGCGAATCACGTCAAACGTTTTACACCAGTTACCCATTTTGGACTTTGTTTCGCTCAATGAGGGACGACCAATATTGTTCGAATTCATTACGAACAGCTTCACGGCATGACACCTCGCCGTAACTGCCAAATTCTTTTTGACCGAAACTGGCGACAAACAAATAGTTGCGGACGCTATTGACCATCACCGTCTCGAACGGTTGCAGACACCAGCACATTTTGTAGCAGGCGTTCTTCTCGTCGAGGTAAATACGCTCCTCGACCTCGAGGCCTTTGTGAGTAAAACAACGCCGCGACTTCATGTTCTGCGTATGCAACGGAAATCGAGCATCGGCTTCCTCATGGGTAAGTTTCTCAGCAGTCATCAATCAATCCTTATGGTAAAGGTGGCAGGGGTTGTGAAAGCTGCTGCAAAGCATGATAAGCGCCGGGCAGCATGAAAATGAATACAGTGATGATCACCGCGGCAATCACCAATTTGAGCTTGTCGAAAACAACTTCGCTCGTGTCGGGATCGAGCGGTTCAAATTTCGGTGGCATCTCAACCTCCATCGACGAATGTAGAAATCTGTTCGAGCACATCGGTATCCAAATGCAAAGTGACCGCACCGCCATTTGGCAAAGGAATCAAAATCTGAAATGGTTGATAATCCAAAGTGCGAAGGCCGTTGGCTGCAACCACGGTCATTTCCAATCCTGTGCGATCCACAAGCTTCGCCGCACGAGTAGTCGGTGCAATGAGTTTGGCTCGTTGTGGTTCTTTCTTCGCAACGGATTGTTGCGTTGTTTCTTTCAACACCTCTGCTTGTTTTGTTGCCGTAGCTGCTGATGAAAATGACACGCGACGTTCTCCTAATAAACGGGTTAACTGACTCTGAGCATTAGTGCTGGGTCGTTTGCGGGGACGCAAGCCACCGAGCACGCAATAACTGGTATTCATTTCGTTCCTTCGGCGTAGCGTATTTCAACGTCCGCTGCTTCTGGAAGTTGATGAACGCTTCGAGGTCCTTGAACGCGGAGTAGTGCGGATCATGCTGTTTGATGGCGACCAGCACACAGTCTGCGTAATGACAAAACCAGACCGCCCGATCAAACTCTCCGTGATTGTCGACTCGTAACTCAACAGCTGCCTGCGAACCATTGATGTAAGCTGACCATTCGTCAAACACGTAGAGGGCATTGTCGTTCCAGTACCGACGTTGCTCGACGAAGTACAATTGATACGTACTGTTCTGTAATGACGAGTGCACATATTTTGCTGCTTGTGTGAGTGTGATGTTCGGTATCGGCAAATAAGCAATGCAATGCGAACCTAAATAGAAGCCCGCCCAACCCGGCCGCATCGCTTGCCGAATCCGACTGTTGACCATGTGCGTTGCTTCGTGGCAATATGTGACCTTATCGGGCTCGTACGCGGTTTTGCGTCCCTGCTCGTCGCAATGCGTCGTCACGTCCACGAGAATATCGCATTGAATCGCGGAATATGCGTTAGTCTCGTCGAGTTGGGCTCGGCCGCCTGTCGGACGCCAGATCGCGAACCAATCCGCGTGGGCCGCGGTCGTCGTCGCCAACAGAATCAATAGGATTCGCACGATGTTCACAGCATCACCTTGGTAAATTGTTCAACGATTGTGCTTAACGCCTTCTGTTGATACGTCGCCACGTCAGATTTGAGTTTGCCTTGCACATCCATCGGTTAATGTTACAAATCTTTTTCTTTTGCTATTCACTCACCCGAGCAAAATTTTTTCGGGCACTTCTCGTGTTGTTTCATACCAGCGCTTTTGCTTACAACGCCTCGCCAATGACTTTACTCGACCAAAATTCGATACTTTGTACCAAAGTTCCCAGCCAGGAATTCGCCGCCATTTTTCCTTCATGCTGTCAAACTCCCAGCAAGTGCTGACATTCCCAAAATAAAAGGCAACCATGCAAAACCCGCACTTCCTGCTTTTTTCTTTTCGTGTACCAACCAATTGAAACAACCGCTGCTCGCATCGATCTGATCCATCAATCCGTTGATGCCATCGAAGAACATCATTTCGTTGACATACGCATCATTCCAATGAGCAATCACAATGCCCACGTTGCCCGCATTCACTTGTACTGAGAACGGATCGGCACGTGCTGCTTTATCGCCTGTCGGTCGTTCAGCATAGCAACGAAAACCGGCGAGATTGCGAATCGTGTTTTGCGCTGACTCCTTACCACCGCTATTATGGACGATGAAATCATTGCAAATGAAGCTTTCAGCCTTCTCAACTGACAAGCATCGGCAAAGCATTTTTTTCGCGGGATCGATACTCACTATCAAATCCCCAATGATCTCGGGAATGAATTCCCGGCGTCTGATTTTTCCCAACTCGACGGATTTACGACTATGATGCACAGGAATAAACTCAGCAAATCGAGCTTGTGAATCATCGCCTTTTTTTAACTGCAACACATACTGATCTCGATAATGTGGTTTAACCTTATGCATCTTTTTTCGCAAACGTGAATAGATGCCAAAACGAAGCAATAACGACTGAATGCCTTGCAGTAATTTCAAACTGGTATTGTAAAATTCAACTGCCTGCCCATTCGCTTTGCCGTAAATACTACCGTCACAAGCAAAAAATGCACCGATGAAATTTGCAACACATTCGTTTGACGCCGTCCAAATCCAACTCGGTACTATTTTGTTTTCTGTCCGTTTGCCGGCAAGCTTTCGCTTCCACAACCAATCACGAATGCCACCCGACATACGATAATGCAAATCACGATAGATCAGCGTTTTCGCACCAATTGATTGAACACAATGCACAATGTCCAATCCTTCAACATCATCAGAACATGTTACCGATGCATTTATACTATTACCTCGTTTAGTGAATGTGCAACATCCATCGCCAACAAAATAACCGGCAAGGCGACATTCTTCTTTAGTGACACTATTTAGCAAAGTAAAATTAGAAATAACTCTCAATGCCAAAGGATCACCAATGGATAATTTTCCAGCGGGAACCCAACCAGCAGGAGTTAGAAATAGATGGGAAGACTCAGCAAAAATTGTACGACCACTCGCTGTTGTAATTTTCAAACACTTGAGCACTCCTTGCTTATGTACAGCAGTTACACGGTGAGGGTTGCCATCTTGACCGATCACCATATCACCAATCTTGATCTTTTTTAATCGGCGTCGCCTTCCCGAAGCCATCGTGACTAACTCTTCTTCCCAAATAGGACCTGGCTCCTGTTCCACACCGATGCGAACGCCTTTGCCATCCTTAATCGCGGTTTGTTTGATGATCTTTTCACGTTCCCACGAATCCCAGCGACCGCGGCATACGTCGAGCACCCAAAACCGCGGCACCACATCTCGTCTCGCTCGTCCCATCTTCACGCCCGCGGTACAAGCACCATCGCCACCGGCGGTATTATGTACCAGAATTCCATTAGCATAGAATTCATGAGCATCGCTTACTGTTAGATCGTACACGGGCACGCCGATAGGCATTACTGCGTAATCGAAAGCATTCAGTTCCCTCCGGACAGTATTTTGGTAAGTTGGTGTCGATACACCTGCTTTGGAATTTATCACCGCAACAGCGGCAGCTATATGTTCGGTACTTTGCCTTCTTCCATTTCGCTTTACTAGCAATAATTGCCGATTCGCGAATGCTCTTAAGGTGTTTTCGTAACTTCGGTGATTGACTAAATGTGTTGTGGTGTTTTTGATAATGCTCACTCCGCGTAAGGCATTCGAGGTTGCCAATAACGTTGTTATCCCAGTCATCATCCTTATGATGGACGTGCTTGCCGCGAAGAATCGGTCCATTATATTTTTTCCACAAAGCACGATGATACGACTCACAATACCGTTTCTTTTTTTGCTTGTCCCATAACATGGTTTGGAAATAACGCTTTCCTTTCGGTCGGCGGTAGATGATCCCATCCAAGACGAGAATTTCGGTATCTGCATGCCGTTTTGGACCGCGACTACCTTGCACGATGTTTCTCCTATTCCTGATGGCAGCATTTCAACATCTTCATTCACTTGTAATGCTAACAACCCCACCCACCCACGTTTTACAGTCCATACTGGATGGTCAAACGTGCCCTGCAATACCGAGCCATTGCTAAACCGAACAGTAGTGATTTCATCAACAACACCACTAACTCCACTCCATTCAACTCGTCTGAATCCTTTCCGAGTCAATACCAAATCGCCTTGTTTGATTTCTTCAATGGGCACGTCACCGCGACTTGTAGTAATCAATGTGCCGGCAAGCAAACAAGCAGCTTTATCCCAAAAACGAATCAGCGCCTCGAACACATCCGGCGGTCGTTGCGAATACTTCAATTGATCGGTCTTGAACATACCGCCCGTATCGGGAATCGGTCGTTGCTTGTATTGACCGGCGAAACCAAATTGACCAAGCTCAGCTTCCTTCTGTCGCAACGTGCGACGATTCAAACGCTTGGGATCGAGCAACCCATCGATGTACTTCTCCGCAAGTTCGGGCGGTTGCACGAGCTCCGAAGCAATTGCAGGCAAACAAATCAAGCGGACCGGAGTTGCTGCTTGTCGCAACTCGGCTTCGGACATCACTTCATCGTCATCAAAAGTTTCTTCACTCATAGCAAAATCATCAGGATGCGAATCAACATATCGAGCACACCGCTAATTGCGAGCCCGACAATGAACCAAAACCCAAATACTATCGCCGCCTCACGTACTTTCTGTTTGAATGTCGGCGGTGGAGGTGGTGAAAACAACCAGTCAATAAGATCGTGCATTACTCAAACTCACATTTCAAATTTGATGATTTCTAACGGCTGAATAGTGATCTGAATAGTGATCTGAATAGTGATCTCAGTTTCGTCCACGTCGTTGAAATCGATGCAGTACTCGGGGATGAACGCCGTGAATTGCACCACCTTCATACCACAAGTGAAAAGCGCCAATCGACCACGCGCTTCGTGATATACCTCGGCGACCTGTCCATCAATCTTATCGACACTAAGCGCAATAGGCGGCAAACAGTACGTCTGACCATTACTGCGAACCAAAAAATCCTTCGAGTAATCGTGATTCGGTTCGAGCTCAGCAATTGCTTGAGGTGCCCATTCCCGCAACTGAGACACATCGCCATTCCAGACGGCCAGCCGCCGACCATCAATAGTGATCGGATATTCCATTGTTGTTTTGTCGGCAGCTGGCATCGTCGTGGGCATTACAGCGCTTTCAATTCTGAGGCATCGGCAACAGCGTAGGAATTGCTATCGAATTGCACGAGATAAGCAGGCTTGCCGTCCATACGATTGAAATATGCCAACACAACAGCAGTGCGATCTGATCCTTCACCACCGCCCTGTTCGCACACCCGCACGCCTTGACCGGCACTGAATGTCACAGCAGGCTTCGCTTCAACTTGCTCAGCAGGCGTCTCAGACGATGCGTCGGACGCTGGTCCAGGTTTCTTAGCAGTCTTGACCAGGTTCATCCAAAACTGCTTCGATTTTTCCACTTGATCGTCGCGGCGTTTCAGCGCTTTCACAAAACCAGGTGCATTCAGCAAATCCGCCGGACTGATAGTCACATTGTTCGGCACATTCAGTCGATCCTTCAAAAATTTCATTACAGCATCGAATAACGCAGTATTCTTAGGACCGAGTTCGCCATCATCCCAAGTCGAAATATAGAGCTTCATCAACTCACAAGCGATAGTCAGCTTGTGATTTTCGATTGCTGCAATGGCGTTCGGGGTCAATTGCACTACAGACATCATGCTTCTCCTGAAAAAGGGTTAATTATCAATCGGGGTGATTTCGTTTCGTTGCTTTGCTTCCCATTCACGATGAATCTCGGCTTCGATCAGCACCTGCTTCGCGTCAATGTCATCGTTGAGATTCCATTCCGCCGGGGCATAATGCTGATCGATTCGCCACGCATCGCACAAAGTACGAGCGTATTTCAATCGTTCTTCGAGATTACTTTTCTGCCAACACTCCTCGCAACACGGGAAGCAGCTTCCTAGCATTTGCCCACGGTTGTCGCGAAGGTAAACAATATCATGCGTCTTTTCTTGATGTGCTTTGTTGGCAGGTTGCAATGCTTCAGCGGGCGAATCCTCGATAACGTTCCATGTTCGACCGCAACGATAACAGAAACCCATACCGGGATACTTCTCGCGTGACTCCTTACCAACGTCGTGCGTCGGTCGTTCGAGGGCATCGAGTTCTGTTTGCCGTGCTTTTTCCTGTTCGGCAGTAATCGATGTGAAATCAGCAGGAACGGGAATTACTTCCTCCTGTTGTTTCATCACATGCTGTTGCCACCACAAATCACCGACGGTGACGCATGTAAGCAAAATTGGCACGCCGAAGAACAAACAAACAGCAAACAACAATTTCTGTGGCATTGATCTTCTCCTAATACGTTTTGTGAATCAGACGCTCCCCGCGAGCGACTTGTGGAATGATCGGACGAGCATTCGGTGACGAACTCACGAAGGCCTCGGCATTGACCATCGAACCAGTCGGACAACGATACCCGTCGTGCTCTTCGCCACCTGACATGTAGTAATCAAGTGTGTGTTCTTCCATTGGTCGACCGCATTGCTGACAAACGAATTCTAACTTCGAATCGTGCAGCCCTCTTGCGAATGGGCCGATTTGCTTTGCTACCGAAGTCAGATAGTCATGGACTTTTTGCATTCGTGGCGTGCCGTAAATAACTTGATCGGCTACCGGCGTCGTAAATTCGTGAATCTTCACTCCTTCGCGGTTGTACCATTGGTCGCGGCGATTAAGCAGCCAAGTAAACACATCAAACACTTTGACCAATGCTTCGCTGAGGATGAAATCAGGCGTATCGTTGAGGCTTTCGAGGCTCAAACTGTTGATGAGCGATTCGACATGTTTTGAGAATTCAGCGCGTTTCTGTTCGCGGCGCTGTAATTCGGTTTCGTGGTTTTGCTCATTGTTTGGTTTCACATCCTCTATCGACCTCAGATACTTTTTCGTCTTGCCGGTAATATGTTGCTCGATTTCATCGGCAATACGTTGCGTCTCCTCGGCATTCAATTTGTCCAACTCGCGTTGACGTTCAATACCAGGACCGAGGCGGCGTCTCGGTTTGTACAGTGACAGCTTCCCGCTCGATTCCCAATACGTGTTTGAACGCGGACAACGCGGCGGTCCCTGCCCCTTCGGCGTGCCTTCGTCAACATGTGCGAAACTCGGCTCGTTGCAGTTTACGCACAAGTCTGCATAGCGGTACGTGCAAATCGAATCGTCATCCGGATGATCGTCGAGTGGGCGGAAACAATTGCTGCACAATTCGCGAGGCGGGCTGTATTTGCTGAGGTCACCCACATCGACCGAAGAGCGCTCAAATCGCTCCTTCACATCAGCAAACGTTTGACACGACCGCCAACCGACAATGGTGGGATCAATCGCATCGTTTTCAAGTACAGCAGCGGGGAACATCATTTCAAAATGCTTCAAGCACAACGCACCACAAACATGCTGCGGTTCGATGACGGTATTGTCCGCGAACGTGTACTGATCTGCTTGACGACAAAACATTGCTGGGCCTGAACAGACGGCACAGATTTTTTTGTCGGTGAATCTAATTGTGACTGACATTGATTAGTCCTCGATGATTTCGCCATTCTCCCAGCGACAACTTCGCATCCGCATGGGAATGACTTGCTGCGTAAAAAACTTGCTGCACAGTTCCTGCACTCGATCCCGATACTCGGCTGGTACATCGGTAATCAGGATGAAACCATTCATCACACCTTCGGCAAAATTCGCAATGCGATCCGAATCGTGAGCGAATTCGAATTTGCTTCCTCCAATTGGGCATTTCAAACTGAGATCAGCGGGCACACCAACGACACCATCATGCTCCTTTGCCGGTCGCCCGCAATTCTTGCACTCGGCAATGTTCGTAGTGTATTCAGCCATCAATGACCTCGAATGAAGTATTCAACAACCGGCGTCCGATCCTTCGAGCAGAAATACTTATCGATGCAGCAACCACCGATGATGATCGATAACGCCAACAACCAAACTATGCCCTGCCACCATTCACGGCGGGCGGTTACCTCCTGTTCCCGAATTTTCTGTTCTAACTTTGCTTGTTCAGAGTCGTTGTCCATTTCCCACCTCCAATTTCGGTTGTATCGAAAATACTTTTGACCATCATTCCATGTGACTACAATTCTACCGCGGTAAATGTTCACTACGCATGGTGCTGTTCGCGATTTGAGAACATCGTCCTCTCGCGCAAAGGACCAGGGCACGCCCGCAATCATTGCCAATGCAAAACGTTGATCGTCAGTCAACTGCTGCTCATCCATGTGCTTAAGAACAGCAGCAAGCGAATCCTCGATGCTCTGCCGAAATCGATCAATACACTTGCGTTCGAGCTCTCCGCAACGTTTCAACGTTGCTTCGGCGCTGGCTGGCAACTCCTTCAACACAAACACGCTCATCGTTTCACCCAGCAACTCGGTTGTCCTGGCACGTCGGTCCAGTATGGGAAATTATTTTTGTTGAGTGATGTTTGCACGCCGAACTCGCTGATGACGACCCAACTGCCGTTGCTATTTTCGACTTGATAATAGCGCCACTCACTGTGAGCGGTCGAATACAGATGCCAGCGTTTGCCAGAACCTACAATCGTCAAGGATTTGAGCAGCTCATCAAATGTGCCAAGCATCAGCGTCGTATAACAACGATGTTCGGTCGCCGCTTCGGATTTAAGTTGCGGTGGTTTATTCGAAGCGAACTTCAACAACTGTTCGAGCTGCTCGCGAGACAACACGATTTGCTCACTGCTGTTGGTATGCAAATGCAACTGATCACCGTCCTTCTCGACGCGAATCGGTTGTTCGAGCTGATCATGCATATCAGCAATTAACGGTCGCAACTGCAAATCACGATTGCAATCAACGTTTCTCACTTCTTGTGTCATGGTTTCCCCTGCGTTATGCGTGCTTGCCGGTCGTGGTGAATCAATACTCGCAAACCACATCGCCCGTGACTGTCGTATTCGTGGCATAGATTCGCGTGAACAATCCGCTCCGTCGCACGCCGGCGAACACAGGCAGCACCACCGGCGTATCACTGTCTTTGTACTTCACTTGGACGTTCCCATCGGTGCGAGGCGTGATGGCGTGCACCACTACTTCGTTGCCCGTATTCGGATCGATGACATTGCCGCTGTCAGTCGGCGTGAAATCGAAACCATGACTCGGCACGCCCATCGATTGCAATTGGCGTGATGTATTTGCTTGTTCCGTAGTCGGCATAACAAAACCCTTTCGTGTTACAGTCCCAAACCCAAGTTCAATCCTAATTTCGAATCGCTAACAGGCGGTGCAGGCGGTGTATAGTCGTAATTGAGCTCGACATACGCGATGCCGCCGCCGTCGCCACCGACTCCACCTGGAGCGTTTTCTCCCGCAACTCCAGCCTGTCCATCGAATCGTGCAGCACTTCCAGCAACTGCCTCCCCACCAGACGGTCCACTTGCGACATTCCCTTCGGCTATGTCACTCGCTGAGCCGCCACCACCACCACCGTAACCTGATTCAGCGTCGTCATTGCCTGGATCGCCGTAGCCGCCAGCTAGTTGAAGTGTCCCCCAGCCAAACTCATCGCCAGAAAGAGAGCCGCCGCTCGCGTTGGACCCGAGATTATCTCCGTCGGCACCCGAAGTAAGATACAATGCACCAGCAGAAACACCTTCCGAATCAAGTGCGTGTATGATTACGTTTAATGCATTTCCGCGTTCAGGAATCACTACGCGAAGCGTAGGGTAGCCGCCGAGAATCAATGCAGCAACGTCGATGGCGCCGGTTACGACTCCAGCACCACCACCGCCACCGTTCATCTCCAAACCTTCTCCAATGCGGCCCAATCCACCATGACTACGAGCGAAGAAAGTCAGATTCGACACGCCGACCAAAGAGAAGTCATGCGAACCCGCACCATCAATGCTGTAATCGTAAACTGTTGTCGGCATGACTATCCTCTTTTGCTTCCCTCGTGTGTTCGTTCGTAAATTTCCTGAAAGCGATTGTGCGTTTCAACATACACAATCGAGTGAATCGCTTCGGGCGAGAAACGATGACCCAGCCACTTCATGCGAAACCATTCCTCAAAAAAGAAATCGACGAATCGCGGGATCATCAGGCAAAACGTTTCGCCTCGATCCTCGACGACGTAGACCGCAGTACAAGAAATCGATTTTGGTATGGTAAGGTCTTCCACGTTATTTCTTCCGGCGTCGGCGAAAATGTTGTTTGCGTTCATCCCACTCGTATCCGAGGTGCCGCATATCATCTCGCATGTGTTTGTTCGTGCGACGTAGTTTGCTCATTGCATAGTGATCCGCCCAGAGGCAGAAACACAACAGCATGGAAACGCCCATCAGTGTGTAGTGCATCCCGTCAAGCATTAGTTTTCCTGTTGTTTTTGTTTCTCGCGTTCAATCAATCGGTCAATCGTTTGAATCGACCATTCATGTTCTTCTTGCCACCACACAGGATGTTGTTGTGCATAAGCATTACTTGCCTTGATGAAGTGTGCTCGCAGCTGCTGCAAATCTTTCAACTCCTGATTCATACCACCTCGGGCATCTGCCGAATGAAATGTGTGAAGCGTCGCACGTTGAATTGATCGCCATCCTCCCGGCGCTCACCAAAACCCGAATCGAGGTTGATCCATAACGGTTCGTCGGCATCGAGCATTGTTATTCGTGCAAACTCCCAACGTTCGGTTACGTTGTCCCATAAACACACTCGCAACTCGTACGCACCGCCGCTGAAATCGAGGAAGTCCTCGACGAGCTCCTTCGTATCGATGACTGTAATGTAGGTTCTCATAACTCACCGTCCTTGCCGAATCGCAATTCGAAATCCTCTCGGTCACGTGTTGCGTATGCTTCAATCGTTTTGCTCAACTCGCGATACTGAGGCACAAAGATAACCAGCAACCAAATAAAGGATGCTAAATGGAGCAGCAACGAAATGATTAAAGCAATAAGCATCACAACTCCTATGCTGCCGACTGGTAATCCGGTGTCCACAACATGCTTCTGCTCAAACGTTCGCCGGTCGGGTCCATCACACCGAGTCGCTGCATGATGCACATCAGCGTAGTTACTTCGGGATCAACACACCGCGATGGCAACGTTTCTCGCATCCAGCGATTTGCCGACAACAAATCTGCTTTGCTTCGCACACCAGCAGGATTGATGGGATCGTCAACAGCAATCAAGTGAGCATGACGCCCGATTGCCGACGCACCAGTTGCTGTACAATACCGGACACCACCACGAGTATTGGCGAAATGTGACTTCGCACCTTGGTCACTGCGAATCTTCACTTCCGGGAACAGTTCTTGATACCGTTCACTTTCGATGATCTGCTTTGCTTTCATGCCGAATTCGAGGGACAAGTCCTTGTTGAATGACCCCGAAAGCATACGGAAAGAAATCATACGTGTCCACGCCCACGGCAACAGCATAATACTGCCAATGGTGCTATTATGTACAACCACACCATCAACACAGAAGCTTGCATCGTTCTCAACTGTTAAACAACGACACAAGCGCTGGCCGATACATTCAACCGAAACGACCTTATCTGGCAGGAATGATTCCACAAATCTTTGTGGTCGCGTTTTTTGTAACGCTCCTGCCTTTCGACCGAACACAGGAATCTTTTGCTGCCACAACGCACGAGAATTAGCATCATGCCCAAAAGATGAGAGTTGATAATACACATAACCTTTCAAAGTGCGATTGTATTTGAATCCTTTCTTAGCAACCCTGCGCTTTAGACGAGTTGAAATCCCGAGTCTTAACAGCAATCGTTGAAGATCGCGAGCTAGTCCTAACGAGATCGTAGTCATCGAAAACCATTTGTTATTATGGATTGTTCCGTCACAATGAAAGTAAGCAGCAATGAACTTCCCAATTTGTTCGTCAGTACCCTGCCATACAAATTTAGGCACTCGTTTGGTTTTCGATGTTTTGCCTTCAAGTTTAATACTTCGCATCCATTGCCGAGGACCGCGTGGCTTGGGTGCATTACCACGACCACAACCAACAAACTGACCGACACGAGATTTTTGCTTTGCGTGTTTGAAATGCAATTGCTGGTATTCTTTTCCCGAAGCACCAATAACTATTCGTTCGCGAATTCCGAAGTTGAGTTTGCTTGCCAGCAAGCGAACTCGATCAAGATATTCCTGATCAGCATTTACAAACGAACAATTACCGTGACTGCAAGAACCATCGCCAACCATATAACCGGCAAATTCAAATTCTTCGTCACTGCGATTTGTATACTTCACTTCAGGCTTCGCTCGATGCATCAAAGCAACACAATGACCGCGCTTGATTTTACCCGCGTTTTTCCATCCTTCGGTTGTAAGTATGGGATGATCCAAAGCGGCAACAATACTTCGGCCATAAGCAGTGCGAATACGGACGCTTTCCTGTACTCCTTGCTTATGTATAGCAGACACACGACAAACGTTACCTGATTTACCGATAACTTCATCGCCAACTACGATGTGTTTCAACTTTTTGTACTGACCGTTGCCCATCAGTACTTTTGACTCTTCCCACACCGGTTTGCTTGTACCAGGCGGCACATTGATGAAAAGGTCGTATAACCGCGGTTTCCACGCGAAAATACGTTCGCACACTGCCTGTATTTCATTGCATACCGTATCCATGTGCCAATTCCAAATCATGGTTTCCGGTACGATGATCTCCCACATGGTCTTGCAGAAGTCAGAGAAAGATTCTCTGCAAATGCTACGGGTAAGGTCGATTTCGGTTGCTGTGCAATAAGCAAACAATTGATTTGCTTTTGCTTGTGCTTGTGCGGCCTGTTGTTTACGTAGGCGTATGCGGCGTTTACGTTGTTTGAGTTCGTCGACTTTCGTGTGTGATTTTTTATTTTCTTTCATGGGAGTCAAGCGCTTTTGCTTTGATCTGTAAGTAACGGTTGCTCGACGATTTCTTCACTGATCTTCGTGGCTTTGATTGCCTCGAGGATTTGGCGGCGAGTATCGAGTGGGAGGGGTAATTCTTCGATGCGGATTTGCACGTCTTTCTTGATATTGACTTCGCCCTGTACTTTGACCGTTGTTTCCTCACCGTACCCGTCATGCAAGAAACCAGGATTCTTGTTCTGCGTTTTGTTCAGGAAAATGATGGCGTTGGTATCGCCGGTTTCTGCTTTTTTGATCAGCAACGATTCGAAGTACTCCTTTTTCAGCGTGTGAATCGTTTCGACGCTCTTCAGGAAAATCGGGTCGTGCTGCATCCAATAATTGACGAGACTGCGACTGATGCAAAGCTTCTTGCAGCATTTGCCAATGTCGAAGCTGGAATTGATCAAAGCGTACAGGAATAGGTGTTTTCGCGTGGATTCGCCTTTGAGTGCGAACAAAGCATTCATGCGTTCGACCGCATTTCTTTTCTTCGCGAAGATGTTGACTTTGTCCCAAATTTCGCGGTGGTCACGCATGAGGCGTTGCTCGCAGAAATCCGGGAATGTGAGCGCTTGTTTGCTGTTGTTTTTGCGAGCGTGACGAAGGGCATAGCGGACGGTGCGATGCTGTTGCTTCCAGAGGGCGAACGTGGGACGAGTGATGCCGAGTGCTTTCGATATGGCAACGTCGCTGTGCCCTTCGAGGGCGAGCGCGTAGATGTCGATTGCCATCGTTGCCTTCCATTTCGTTGCCACGTTGCGGGCTCCTTCGTATGACGGGGCGGTGGGTGTCGTTTTTCGTGTGCGTTCGGCACGTTCGCGGGCTTGAATCAAATGGCGGCGATTGTACGGGAAATGCGGCACAAAACCAAACCTCGGGAGCTCCCGGCGTCGGCGGCGAAATCAAAGCAAGATTCGCTCAAGAAACGGCCCTGTTTCTGCCGATATTCCTGACATAGCGAAATCCTCGGGGATTTCGCCGGGTGCAAGCCCAAAAATCGCATTTTTCGCCTGTTTTTTGGGCTTGTCACACGTATCGCATCTGTCATAATGAATGGGTGGCATGACCTGTCACGCGACGATCTTTGAAAATCGAAACGAACGCACGACGTTGAAAACGCCGACTGGCACCGCGTACGGTCAGAAATGACTTTCGCACGCCGACAGGCAACGCAGGACGAATCGCATCCGGCAACGTGCGTTCACCGACGTAAGTCGTCCACCATCATCACTGTCAGCTGGGCTTCGGCCGGGTGCGGGGCGGAATGATGGGATGTGCTCACTACGCTGTCGGTCGCAATGCTCTTTGACAACTCGACGATTGGTAATCACACACGCTGTAAGGTGGTGACGTGCGTTTCGCTGCACGATCTGACATGGCGACGGTCTTTGGTTCGCCAGCGTGTGCCAATTGAATTCAAGTGCGAAAACGAATGACTCATCATTCGATTCAGATTCGAAACGTGACCGCGTGATTCGTGGTCACGTCGTGCCGCTTGAGCAACGGTGCTTTGAAGATGATAGCTCGAATCGAAGGAGACCAGAAATGACAATCGCAGAAAAGAAATCGTTGACCAATGCCAACGTCCGCGAAGTGTGGAAGGATTTCAAAGGCGGCGCTCCCATCGCGAAGCAATCGCATTGGTTTGTGAAATTCAAACTCCTCCCAAGGCAAACGAAGTGAAAAACCCATTCAAATGTGAAGGCCTCGATTGCAATCGCAATGCTCACGTGCTGATGAAGTGCGTGGCGGACGAGCCAGATTCCTGGCTGATGCTCAATTGTGACACGTGTCTCAGTTTGATGTGCCGCGAATGCTGCGATGAGGATCCCGAAACCGGGCTCGTCGAATGCCATACATGCTTGGCACAACGCTTGCTAAGCGAATCGAAGTAACATTTTTCAGGAGATCAGAAATGAAAGCGTCCGAAATCAAGGTCGGTGGTTATTACACAGCGAAGATCAGTGGTCGCGTCGTAGTGGTGAAGGTTGACGCCGTACGCGAAGAGGCACGAACGATACCAAGCAATACGTGGCGGAAAGGATCGTCTCGCACCTCGACGGTATACGATGTGACAAATACACTGACCGGTCGCCAGACAACGTTTCGCTCGGCGGCGAAGTTTCGCAATGCTGCCCACGGGCCGAATTTCCGAATGATTCAAAAACCCAAGGATCGGCAAAAATTGGATGGCGCCCGTGAAATCGCCGCAATGATGCCAAACCCGTGTACGCGAGTCATCACGTCAATTCAAGTCGGTTGAACACACAGCAACATCAAACCAGGAGCTCGAACATGAGACCGGTCGACTTACGCAAACTTCGCATCGATTTGTACGGCAAAGACAAATTGGATTCCGATGCCGAAGGCACATATCCCGACTTCACGTTGTTTGATTGTTTGGGTGAAATCGTGACGCGGACGACGGTGATCGTGACGCGGCAAAAGAAACCGAAGGGTTTGACGCACACGGGACGCCTCGGGCATCCGAGCGGTCATCGTGTGTATTGCAAATGTCCCGACTGCGGGAAAGTCGTTCCCGCGGGCCGGCTCGCACAACATCACAAAGTGCATGGCAATTTGAATGAGGTGTTGAAGTGAGTACAGCAAAAACGAAAATCGAACAACTCGACGCCAAATCGGTGCGAACAATACGCACCGCAATTGAAACAGCGCTGGAATCGGTCACCGATGAACTCGGTATCAAATTCCGTTGGCTCGGCACGTCGTATTTCCGTACGCACGGCATGGCGAAAATCGAAATCGCCACGACCGACAAAAACGGCAATGCGATGACGGGCGAAGTGCAAGACTTCCTTCGTCTGTCGCATACGTTCGGCGTGCCGAACGGTTATCAAGGCAAAACGTTTCGCGACCGCAGCGATACGCTGTACCGTTTGATTGGCTTATCGCCACGCAAACGGAAGTACCCGTTCATCGCCATTCGTGTCAAAGACGGCCGGCGATTCAAATTCAGTGCCGATTCCATCAAACAATACCTCAAAATCAAAGGAAAATAATCATGGTCAAGCTCAGCACACTCAGCACGATCATTCAAGCAGCAGAACGTGTCGATACGTTCGGCCCTCGCCGCAAAAATCCTGATCAGTTTTATCAGGATTTGATTCAATTGAAACCCAGTCAGCTGGGAGCATTTGCACAAGCGCTCGATACGCTTGTGCTGAATTGCAAACTGCTGCAACATGAAACAGTCGAGATCAACGAACACGCTTAGCATTCGCATTCAGAACTGAAAACGCATTTCACTTTGTTTGATCGAAGGAGACCAGCAATGCCACGTAAAGAAAAAAACATCAGCCCAAAACGTTTGACCGTCGAGCAAGAGGAGATGTACATTCAACGCCGCAAGTTGAAAGCACGCATCAACAAACTCGAAAAAAGCGTCCGCGAGTTGAAGGAACAGCGTGACGAGCTCGACGAAGTCCTGATCCCGATTTTCGAAGAACATCCCAAACGCAAATTGCGGGATGGCAAAACGATTGTCGTCTTCGAATGGGACGGTCGTGACGCGAAAGTGGTCACGAAGGATATGAAGGTCGGCGACGTTATCACCGAGGCCTGCGAATGGCCGAAGTACACCGAAGTCGTGAACGATTAAACGACCGCACGTTGGGCGGTTGAGCAATCGACCGCCCAACACCGAAACAATGAATAGGGCACACACATAGGAGACCATCATGCCTGCTGTTTCAGAAGAAACCATTGCTCATTTGTTGTCATTGGCACGCAAACGATACAGCGTGTTGTTGACAGGATCCCACGGCATTGGGAAAACAACCATCGCCAATTACATTGGCGAGGAGCTCGGCATTCGCGTGAAATACTTGTCATGCTCGACAATCGATCCATGGGTTGATTTCACCGGTGTGCCGGTGCCGAACGTGAAAAAACGTTGCCTCGAATTCTTCCGACCCGCCGACCTCGACCTGTGCGAATTGCTCCTGCTCGACGAAATCAACCGTACGCATCCGAAAGTGCAAAACGCGATGCTGGAAACGGTGCAATTCAAATCGATCAACGGCGTACCGTTCAAAAATCTGCAAATGGTGTGGGCGATGCAGAACCCACCGGGCGGCAAATATCAGGTAGCCGCACTCGACCCCGCGATGGTCACGCGGTTCAAAGCACGCATCACGTTGACGGCTTCGCCGTCCGTTGATTACTACGTGTCGAAATGTAAGATCCCGAAGCTCGTCGCGGAAGCGCTAGTGTTGTGGTGGAATGAAGATTTGAAAGACGAGCTCAAGGAAATCGTCGATCCTCGCACGCTCGAAGCGCTAGGATGTTTGATGCGTGACAAACTCGATTGGGAGTTTGCACTCGGTGAGGAGCTTGAAACCGAAGGCGTGCCGCTGATTCAATTGAAAACGCGGCTCGGCAATACGAAGTTGAATCGCTACGAAGGTGTCACGTTGCGACAAATGATTCGCAAAACTCGCTTGTACACTCGCAAAGCGAATACAGACATCGATTTCAACATTCATTGCGTTAATGAATGCCTTCGTAGTCGTGGCACGCTCAATTACGAAGCGGCCGAGATCATCAACGAGCTACGCGATGATTTCCAAATGAAACTGCTCAGCGACCCGAATTGGGTCAAGAAAATGGTCGCCGCCTGGTTGCGATTGGGAGCTCTCGATCAAAGCGAAACCCAAGCACAGGTGTTGCACGACAAAGTAAAAGCAATGGAAAACACGTTCGCATCCGCATAGGAGTCAACATGATCGATGCTGCTGATTTGAAACGCCTTCGCAAGCTCAATGCGATGTATACCATGCACAGCAATTCGCGTTGCACGTTGTTCTGGCGTGTCATGCAAATGGGCTACCCGCAATTCGTCGATGACAATCATCAAGTGAAACGAGCCGCCGTCGGGATGAAGGACGGACGGCTCCTGTATTATTGGAATCGCACGTTCTTCGACAAACTAAGTTTGCCGGAGACGGGATTCGTGGCCGCCCATGAAACAATGCATGTCATCCTTGATCATTGTCAGCGTCGCGGCAATCGCGACCCGAAGCAATGGAATCACGCCTGTGACATTCTCGACAACGAAATGCTGTTGAATGATTACGGCGGAATTTTCGGTTTCGTGCCTTCGGAAAATGGCAACCTGAATGACATAATTCGGGCGGCGATGTACAACATCAACCCTTATCTCGCTGTACGCATGACAGTGGAAGAGTTGTATGACAAAATCACCGAACGAAAGCAACAACAGCAGGACGCCGACAACGGCATGGCTGATGTTGAAACTGACAGCATCAATGGCGTACCAAACGATGAATCAGTAAGAGGGAGGGACGACAGAAATCCCGATGGGCGGTCGCATGCCGACAATGCTCAACCGGTCGATCAGCATGACGCCTGGGAGGAAGAACTGACCGACGAGCTCACACGTGACATAATTCGGCGTGCGGTCGAGGAGATTTATCGCGAAGACGCCGAAAAAGCGAAACAATCACGCGGAGGTCGCTCCAAACGCCAACGCGGCATGCAATACGGCTTCGGCACAAAGGGCGAATTTGCTTGGCTGATTGAAAAATTCATTCAGCCGTTTCCATGGCAGCAATTACTGCGACAACGATTGGCGTCCGTTCGCAAACCGAACGAAGGCGATAATTGGTCGCGATGCCATCGCAAAATGTACTCGGTGTACCCAAATTTCATGTTGCCCGGGCTGCATGAAAACGAGCAACTCACGTCCTCGATATTGTTCACCATCGACACCAGCGGTTCAATGTCAGAGGACAACATTGCCGACATGGTGGCGATTGGACGTTCATTGCCACAGGAGGAATATGAAGTCAATTTTACGTGGTTCGACAATGCCGTATGGCAGGCGAAAGATTTGAGCCAGGCACGTGGTCGCGGCGGCACATCGTTTCAACGCATCGAGGCCGTAGCGTGCGGTGATGATGTGATAAACGGCGAGACGGTAACGGACGATATACGCCTCGAACGCTACCCGGACGTAGTGATCGTGATGACAGACGGCATAGCGCCGCGTCCCACAGTCAAATTCCCCGAACGTTGGATTTTCATAATTGCCCCTCATGGCAACGCAAATACAATCAAAAATTTAGGTGCAACAATATGGCAATTGTAAAAGAACGCTGGCGGCTTCGCAAACAAAAAATTAGGAGCAAGTACGATGTTTCAAGAATATGAAATCCAGCAGAGCAGAAATCGAGTCGCCTACCTCAAAAAACTTTTGTCGTCATGGCGGGAACGCAAGCGCTGGAAGAAACGCTCGCAAACGACGTGCGACAACAAAATTGCCGAGATCATTCGCAAGCTCGAATGGGAGGAAATGGTGCTCGCGTCGAAAATCAGGAATGCAAATTCATTTGCTGAACACGAACGCCGTGAGCAGCGCCGTCGTGAAAACATTTTCCAACGCTTTCAGGTGCTGCGATGATTCACAACTCATGCACAATCAGACGAAAAATGTGGATGCAAAAATCTCGACGCACTGAGGATGGTCGAGTCGTACCGATCAGTGAACCGGCAATCGAAGTCGAAGTGTGCGACACGCCGCTGATAACGCGGGATGAGCAGCACACAGGCGTCTGCGGTTCATGCCACGAAGGCAGCGAACATCACGAACGGTGCGGATACAACGTGTTTGCAACGGACGCCGAACGCAAGCGAGCGAAAAATCGTTCAATTGAATTCGACAACGATGACCGTTGCATCATGCCTGGCGACCACGTGACAGTGTACGGCCTCCGCACAAAGGAAACGCTGCTCGCAACAGTGACACAACGCTACGGATGCATTTACGAAGACCGCTCCAATATCGCCTACGGTGATTGGGGTCCAATCGGCAAACCGGAGTACAGGTATTACCCCGATCTCGTAGACGTTTGTTTTGATGATCGTCCCGACGAAATCAGCAAAGCGCATTTCACGAAGTACATTGGCGTTGTTGAGTATCGTCATTAGTATGACACGACGCCCGACCGAAACAATAACAGGAGACCAGACGATGGAAACAGATTTACGTATCACCCGCGGCGCTCAATCATTCGCGTATTCAATCGAGAGCCCAACCCGCACCATTGGTTTCGTCAAAGCACAGAAATCGATGAAAGAAACATTTCGATATGCTGAATGCTTCGCGTTGTCCGTGAAGATGTACGAACTACTGAAACGCATTCGTGCTGCTCATCACGGAGCGGCGGCTGTATCGAGTCGCGACGACCACGAAACTGATCTGACTCGACCGTTCATTCAAGAAATCAATGAGATCATTGAAGTCCTTCAACCGTAAATCAGGAGCACCATGGCATCATCAAATGAAGCATCGTCACGCCCACCGGGTCACCCGCAATTCGGGATGATCTCGATGACGACGATTGAAACAATGATGGGCGAAAAACGATTTCGGCGTTTGATGACGTTCATCAAACGCAAGTACAAAACGAAACGTGTTGTGCTCGGCTATCACCACAAAGGCAAAGGTGCCGAAGTGTACGTGAAGGGCAAGCACATCGGCAACATCGCAACAGTCGAACGCAAAGCGCGAAAGGCTGCGAAAACATGAGCAACACAAAATTTGAACCGCGGACGTATCGTGTCGTGTTGCCGAAAGGCAACCTCGAAAGCACGGTGACATTTGAAGGGTTCGACCGTTGCTACAGCACACGACGATTAGAACGTGTCGCATTGATCCTCGAAGACGGCGGGGTCGATGTGTACGCGCTCGACGTTGAAACCACCGGACATGATTTTCTCGATTTCCTTCGTATCAACCATCCCGAAGCCATGTTCTTGGGCTTCTACACTCGGGAGCAATTGCGGTGAACCATTACCATCTTCGTTCGTTCGAACCTATCGACAACGAACACGGCCTCGGCTACATCGAAGTGCGGATGTGGATTCATGCCCACACACTCGACGACGCCAAAACACAATTCGAAAACGTGATGCAAACGACGGGCATCGACCATACGGTGTTGCTCGAAACATTAACCGATGAGGACTTTCAACAACGCATGAAAGAAGCGGACGAAGCAAAACAAATGATGGAGGCACTCAAAAACGGCGTAACAGACTTCATCAAACGTTCCACAGCGTACAAAAGGAATTGAATGAGCACCGACAACAACTCGTTTATACGACAGGGCATCATGGCCGCCCTGCAATTTCAACAAATGATGGTAGAGGAGGTTCAGAAACTCGAAGAACTCGGATTCGTTCACGTCGGTTCGATTGACGACAGTCACATTTTTGAATACAGGAGACAAAACATGAAGACCGAAACCGCCCCGAATAACGCCGTTGAGAACAACGAACCCGCCGAGCGCCTTGTCGTCGGCAGTCCCGTGCAATTTCCAGAACGGCCAGCACTACCGCGGCAAACACAATTGAAACTCAGTCGCAAGGAACGCCGCAAGGTGGGACGCCTGATACAATACGCCTTCGGCAAGGGTGAGGCGGCGTTTAACATAGCACCGACCGTCGCACCGGGAAAAAAACGTGAAGCGTTCCTCGAAGTCGCCGTGACCGAAAAGCACGTCAAGCGATTCAAGCTCAAGGAAGTGCAAATCGGCTACGTTGTGTACGCTCGCATCGATTCATTGACTTTGGGCAAGGTCAAAGCACGGTCACTATTCGCATAACATTCAAGGGTGCGTAGCACAAATGGA